GTGAATCATCAAACTTCCATTTTCATTGCTTCATTGTATAGAGAATGCATTAGATTGTCAAGCTCTTTTGTGTCAACGCTTGTTTCTAGTGTGCCAATATACTTAGACAAAATCGTAATCGTATCTTCGGCCTCGTTCAATAGGTCATTCTCGTCAATTGCATCCATGTTGCGATGGTCTTCAACGATTACCACTTCAATAGGATTGGCTTCATAAAGCTTCGTGGTAAACAAATCAAACGCAAACGGATTATCTTTACCCTGTACGATAAGCTTCACATACGCGCCCGCGTATTTTGAAAAGTCTCTGTCAAGCAAAGCTTCGGTGGTAACATCCTTATCGTTATACCACATCTTACGGAACATCTTAAATGGGTTTTCTATAAACGCCAGTTCACGAGTTTCCGTATCAAGGATATGGAATCCCTTAGGGTCATCGTAGTCGCTCCAAGTAAACTCAGCATGGCTACCAAGGTAATGAATGTTCCCAGCAGAAGACCTGTGATGATAGTGACCGCTAAGTACCATATCGAACCTACCAAACAAACCACGATCATCTCCATGGCTGATTGGACTACCTCGATACATTTCAAAACCTGCAAGCTCAAGGTGGCCCATACAGATTTGAGCTTTTGTTGTGCTGATAAGACGTAGTGTTTCATCGCGGTTATCATCGCAGATCCATGGGATGAAGAGAATTGGAACGCCATCAAATACTACTTCTTTAGCTGATTCAAAGATTCGGAAATCGTTTCCGTAGATTTCTCTGATCGAATTAACCGAATTGGTATTCTTGAAATATGTATCGTGGTTTCCGATGATGAGGTGTGGACGGATTTCTCGTTGGTGTAGCGGTCTAATAAAATCTTCTCGTAGTCGCTTAGCTGTATTGATATTAAGATATTTACGACGGTCAACCAAATCACCGAGATGGATAACAGTGTCGATGCCATGAGTATCGAGATACGGAAAGAAAACGTCATCTAGGAATTTCTTGTTGTTGTCGAGAAATGCGGAATTGTCATTACGCACACCCCAGTGGGTATCTGTGATAAGAGCTACACGCATAGATTATAGTTCCTTATCATTCACAATCACAGCATCGACGGTTGTACCAGAAAGCTTCGCTTCTTTAGTTTCAGCGGCCTTAGCTTTCTTAGCTACATTGGAATCTTCAAAATCTTTCATAAAGCGTTCCATCTGTTCCTGTGACCACTCACCATACTTGATATCGGTATCATATGAATTGTTATCGTTGCCCTGACTCTCTGAAGTAGCACCCATAATGTTTGCTTGCTCGATGGCTGCGTACTTGGTATATAGGTGACGCTTCTCTCGCTGAATGCGGCGAAGGAATGCGAAGTAAATAATCTGTGTAAAATATGCGAATGGGTTCTTAGACTTTGCAGGGTCAAAGTTATTCAGATACAACAGACAATTCTCAATGCCATCCGAAATCATTTCCTCGCGGAACGTATAGTTTGAAAAGTTTGGCTTGTACGCAAGGTGAGTAGCAATCTTCATAATCGCTTCGCCAATATAATGTGGGATGCGAGGCAATTGTTTATCAGATTCCTTAGCAGCTTGCACTTTGGTTCTATGTTCAATCAATGCGTTGAAAAGATCCTCATTGTTCACATAATGCTTTTTCTTTTTAGGCGGTTTTGCATAGGTAACTGGTGCATCAGGCGATGCTGCGGATATATCGCTCATAATATTCTCCTAGTGGATTGTCAAATTCATACCATTTGCAGATGAAGCCATATCACGTATCATCTCTGATCTGGCTTCATACTTACGTTTCTCTTCCAACATAATAAGGGTGCGTTGGTAACGTTCTGCGATATCTAATTCTACTTGAGAATACACCATTACGTTGCATTTGTCAATAGTTATTTTGCTTTCCATGAGCGAATCAAATGGAATCCAACGCATTATGGTGGTTGTCAATACCCCAGTGTCAAGATTTGGCGTGGCGTCAACGACGAATGGCTGGCAAACATAAAGGCAATCCTCGTCCTCACCTTGGTAGGTACATAGAACGTCATCGCCATTATTCATCTTCAAATAATACACTTCGCTCATTGGAACTCTCCTTTAGTTTAATGGTGTGCATTTCATAAACAAACCCCTCAGAGTTGTACATCTTCACACGTTCAATAAGGTGGTTCAATGTGAAGTTTTTATTGTTGCCGATAGTAAGATTGTCTGCGATATCAAATAGTGTTACGCTATCTTTGGTATCAGATACGCGCAAGCCGCGGCCGAGAGATTGCATAGTTCTAACGCGGCTTTTAGTTGGGCTTGCGAATATAACATTGTGTAGGTTCTTGATATTTATGCCGGTGCTGAACGTGCCGTAAGACGCAACAATGATAGCGTCTTTTTCCTTCTCAACAATAGCACGAATGGACTCTCGCTCTTCACCATCGACACCACCATGAACGAAAAATACCTTGCGATTGCCTGCTTTCTCACCTATCATATCATACAGAATAGCACCGTGCTTTTCAACGTATGAATAAAGGATCAGTGTATTTCCTCCAAGAGATACAGCAAGATTACGAATGAATTTATTACGAGGATCAAAAGAAATAATGTGTGCAATTTCGTCTTGGTACGTACCGCCTTTTAGTTTCTTTGCTTCTGCGACAGGATGGTTCAATACCAGAACTTTGATTTTCAAATCAGCAAGAGTACCTTGATCCATTAGTTCGCGTGATGATATGATCTTAGTTGCTGGGCCAAACAGACCTTCGAGTACTAACTCATTTACTTGTGATCCGTCAAGCGTACCTGTGAGACCAAAGCGATACTGAGTATTGACCATGGATGTCATAATCTTGGTAAGGCTTTGCGCTTTGAATAGGTGTGCTTCGTCACCAATGATTACATCAAAAGATTTGAAAAACTCTTTATCCATATCATAAACTGATTGCCAGGTTGAGATAACAATAGGTTTATCTGTTTGTTTATCTTGGCCTCCAAAGATTCTATGAACGAACTCATCAGATACAAAACCATAGTCGGCAAAATCAGAATAGAGCTGATGCACCAAAGAAATAGTTGGCACAATAATAAGAGTGCGGGCATCATAAAACCTCGTTAGCGAATAAATAATGAGAGACTTACCAGAAGCAGTAGGAGAGACCAAAACACAACGTTTATTCCTAACTGCAATAGCAAATGCGCGTAGTTGATGATCGTGGGCTTCGAAAGGAAGCCCGAGCGTATGTGAAAATTCTTTAGCTTCAGCAAGTGAAAATTCCTCGGTTGCGTCAAAATCATTTACTGACTCAACGATGTAATCATGTTCCTCTCCCCAACGACGGACTTCGTGGGATAGACCATGGTAGATTTGGTTGTTGCGAGAGTTGAATAGACGGATCTTACCGTCCCAGTGTTTCGCTTTGAATGCTGGGCTAAACTTAGCACCAGGCACTTCAAATGTAAGATGCTCAGCCAGTTCTCTCGCAATACCTGGATCACAATCAATCTGAATGAATGCTTCATCTACCTTATGCAATCTAATATCAGAATCCATGGGTAAATTTTCTCCACTCGATGGCGTGTTTTATATCGAAAGAACGCTGATGAATGGTCTTGATAATTGAGGTTAGTGTCTCTACCTTTTCTTCCTGCATAGAGATGCGGTTATCTAATTTCATCAACTCACCATCAGAATCCACATAGTTATGCACTTCATTCTTCAACACCTTGTGAAGAAAAGGCTCACGACCAATGCGTTCTAAGTCTTCATTGTTATTGAGCGTACCAAGATAATACTCACGCAAATCTTTATACAGACCTTTTTTCTTAGCCATGCATGATCTCAGCAGCGACCTTTCGATGGCTAAGATTTGGATATATTTGGCGTGAAGGGAAGAGATTGCGAGACTATCTCGATCCAAATTCAGATCATCGTATAGTGCGTCTTTTGACCAATGTTCAAGGATATCTTCAAGTTTCATGTGTACATAATACCATTAAGTTTGAGCATTGTCAATGCATTATTTGTATTGACAACCGACTATATCTGAGGTATAATAAGGATGTTGTAACCGGTCAGACTATCATTCGTCTAGAGCATATTTACGGTATCTGAATACCGCTGTGGCCTCTAGATAATCAATCGTCGTATTGGTAGATGTAAATGCTAATTCTGTGAGTGAGATTGGGAAGCAATCATAAAAGAAGATATTGATGTTTAGATTTTTAGCACTGGTAAGAACCGAAAGAATTGCATCTGATACAAATGTTGTGCTAGTTCCTACAGGTCGTCTACCAACAGAATTATTACGTATATCTTCTGATAATTTTCTCGTTTGGTCAAGACTATCAGGATGACCGAGACCAACAAGCCACTTCTGAATTTCAAAATAGTTCTTTAGATCCTCATCAACTTTAAATGTAACAGATAATGGCTCATATGTCAATCTATCACCTGGACGCGGTATCCATGCAAATGGAGTTGGCGTCTCAATAGCATTCATTGAGATGGCTGGAATAGATACACTCTGAGCAAAATAGTTTACGGTAGGCAGTCGCTTGATAGCAAACTGAAAACCATTTTGACCGAGCATATTGATATTGTCGGGAAGGCCTTGATATGTTGACATACAACTATTTATAATAAAAAAGGGGAGCATTTCTGCTCCCCAATTTGCGGCTTGAAACCGTCTTATATTGCCCTACTTTTGAATCGGTAAGGTTTAGTAAAAATATATATTTTACATAAGGTTGGTGACTTGTACGAAGCGATAATAAAGGTTTGCACGGGCATCGCCGAACGAACCAATAGAACCACTGGCATTTGTTGTTGCGAATGGATTTGCAACAATGCCGTAACGAGTCTTGAAACCAATCTTTGGCTGGAAAGTGTTTTCACCAACCGCACGAACCATCTGAAGTGGTACGTATGGGCAGTAGAACAAGCCGGCGTCGAAAGCTGAGGAGCCCTT